TTCTTGAGGAATGATTCGACTTGATCATGTTCAACCTTGGTCTTCATCCAAGACTGCCATACATCTTTCTGATCTTTGAAGTGCTCAAGGCCAGTGATAATCTTAGCTGCTGATCCATCAACATTGATAGATGCGGTGTGCTTGTATCGACTGAATGCTATGGCATCTGGCGTGGTGCAGCCGTTCTTACACCAAAGACGCAAGCCACTTGCTGCTTGAGCAAAAGGCCATGATGCATCATAGCTATTAGAAAAGGTGGCACGATACTTAACGTAGTCACCTACCTCTGGCTCAACGGTGAGATTATTAAATAATATTTCACCTCTAAGCTTGCGACCATTCTCAAAGACATCAACGCTTACTTCGTAATCATCAGATAAGTTAGCTGCTTTGACGCCATCAAGCACAGAGTTTACAACATCATCGTGTGATACGATTTTGTAACGCGACTTGTGCAATCCCATTGATGCACCAGTATCAAGGCGCACAATGTTTTGATGTCCAGCAATCTCAATGCCAGCAGCATCGAAGACAGGCTGTGATTCAACAGGAAAGTTGAAGTCATCCATTCTGAAATGTTTCATGCTGCATTCTCCCTAGTGTCTTCTATTGGATTGTAATTAAAAGTTAACGCGTTACGGTCATCTGCAAAAAAAGTAACAAAAGCTTTGTCACCATTCTTATTTGTCATTGTTAGCTTTCTAGTTACATAAGATGCATAAATACGTTCATCTATTGTGATGTTAGTAATGTCGTGCAATGATAGAGTTGCATACATGTTAGTTCTCCTTGGGTTATGTATTGCGTATGTGCAATACTAATTATAATTACAAAACTGTGCAAGAATTAAATATATGCGCAGTTCGGCAATGTCGCTGATACCCCCTCCCCAGCCACGCAGGGTGCATATGGAGCATCTGATTTGAAACGATAGCTGGCAGCGCAGGGAGCGCTACCAACCTGAGAAATGTGGCTGCTATGAAGCAGCCATCTTTCTCAATGCTGTGAGATTTTTCGAGGGCATCTTCGACTTAGATAATGCTGCTTGCTTGCGCTCCCAAACTTCGCCGTGTGTGAGTTGCTCGAAGACTGATACGTCAGCCGCATGTCTTTCCGCTTGCGCCTCATAGCGCGCTTGGAGTACCGCAAGATATCGTTCAAGGCGCTCGACGTCGCGTTGGTTCTTGTTTTCGCAAGCTATGTCGTAGTCAGCTAGTGCATCGGCTATGCTTTTCTTGACATATCGGATGCTGTTGTCCGATGTGTAACACGCATCATTAGCCATACTGACAAGATCTTTAAGGTTTGTAATTTCGTTGCCATCAGTATTTGTAGTAATAGTTACGGCATGATATTTGATAACGTCCAGCTTCATCTGCACAAGTTTAGATATTGAGTTAGTCATGTTCGTTCTCCTGTTCTACCGCGAGGACAGCCCTCACGGTTGGCCCCCAATAACACGGAGCAGAAACGCCAGAATGGCGCTTGAGGTTCGCATACCCCTTGCGGGTTGCGAACCTTTTCTGCCCGTGTTTTGGATCAGGGACATCCGTGTGGGTTACCGCAGCAGGTAGATAGGGTGAACGATAAGTGGCTAACCAAGATCGCTAACGCAGGGCGTGATGACGCTGAAGACGTTATCTAATATTATGACGCGTGTAGTATCTTTTACTACCTGATGGCGACGATCAAACCTTGAAGATCAGCGTCAGTGTGGCATGCGTGTAATCGGACAACAGTATGTCAAGAGGAGCTTAGCTGATACAGCACTAGATGTTGTATGCGGCATAGCTGAGAACAACAAGTGACGTTACGTCAGTTCTTGACATACCTTGCAGTCAAAGCTTAGCAATGGGGGGGAAGAGGGAAGGGGGGGTTGATGCTAGGAGTAGAGATAACTCATTCCTCTTAGAAATTTGCAGTAAGGATCAAGCTCATTAACGCAGTAGTGATCTAGATCAATAGTGCAGCTTAGAATAAGGAATGAGTGATGAAGATCGCAGAACGTAAATTGACTGCAAAACAGACTGCTCTCGTAGATACCTTAGTAGCAAAAGGATGCACTATCAAGCAGGCTGCTATCGATGCTGGATATGCACAGGGCGAGGCTGGCAGAGTAACTGCAACCAAGACATTAAAGCTTGCGCATGTGCAAGGCTACTTGATGCAACGTATGAACGAAGAGTTTGGACTCTCAGCTACACTTGCTGCTGGAACGGTTAAGCGACTAGCAACAGGGGCCAAGAGCGAATATGTCCAGCTTGAGGCGGCCAAGGATCTGCTAGATCGCGCTGGCTACAAGCCTATTGATCGGAGCCAAGTGCAAGTAGCTGGGGATATTCGTGTATCGATTGACTTGGGGTAACTCTTTGTTCGTCGTTGCTGTAGCACAGGGGGGTAGGGGAAAAGTTGCAGTTAGTCTGACAGTAATAGTCCCCTACTAGCATTTTTCTTTAAAAAGGTTTTTTTGTGCGTTGCTGCTAATATTTTTTTTGCTATAGGGTTTCATCATGGCACGTTTTGACAAGACCCCTGAGAAGAACCCATCCAAGGATGATATGTCCAAGGTTAAGCTTGCATTAAGGAGTACTGGCTATGGTCGCCAAGAAGTATCAGAATCCTGAGGGTGGTCTGAATGCTGCTGGGCGCGCTTATTTCAAGCGCAAGGAGGGTGCTAATTTGCAAGCTCCTGTTGGTGATACTCCTGCTGCTGGATCTAAGAGGATGGCGCGCAAGGTTTCTTTTGCTGCTCGGTTTGCTGGGATGAAGGGTCCGATGAAGGATGAGAAGGGTCGTCCGACTAGGAAGGCTTTAGCCTTGAAGAAGTGGGGCTTTAGGAGTGAAGCATCTGCGCGTAATTTTGCAAAGAGACATAGGAAAAGCTGATGTGTTTAGGTAAGCCCGCGAAAAGAAAGACTGCTGAGGATTTTTATCAGGAGATGAAAAAGGATTATGGGCCTTTGCCTTCAACTAGCATTGAGGTTGGAGAGAAGCGTGAACAGGGAACGGCTGATGTGCCTAGTCCTCAGATGCGAACTACTGCTGTTCAATCTCGTTCATTGCTTCGAATGCAGAACGGCGGTTATTAATGAGTCGGCAGGATAGGCAGAAGTATGAAGAGTTTAGTCGCCAGCTTGATGAGTTTGAGCGCACCAAGGACAAGAAGCTTTTTAACAGGGTTAAGCGCAAGCTGAATGTTATTGTAAAGGGTGAAGATAAGGCTCAAGAAGATCGTGAGATGAAGAAGCGCAGTCAGCGGGTATTAAGTGGAAAGCATTATACTTTGCTTAAGCGTGTTGAAGAATTGGAAAAGTATATGAACAAAGGAGATGATTGATGCCAATGGGTAAAGGAACTTATGGATCTAAAGTTGGGCGTCCTAAAAAAACTATGTTAAAGGGAAAGCAAAAGACTTTACCCGCCTCTTTAAAGAAAAAGATTATGGCCTCAAAGAGTAAGTAACATGGCTGTTAATGCTGCTGGTAATTATACCAAACCCAAGATGCGAAAGTCTTTATTTAACAGAATAAAAGCTGCTAATGTTCAAGGTACTGCTGCTGGCAAGTGGTCGGCAAGAAAGGCGCAACTTTTAGCAAAGCGGTACAAGGCTGCGGGTGGCGGTTACAAATGAAAGCGCCCCAAAAGTCATTGCTTAATTGGGGCAAACAAAAGTGGCGCACCAAGTCTGGCAAGAAGTCCAGTGAGACTGGTGAGCGCTACTTGCCTGCTAAGGCTATCGCTGCTCTTAGTGATTCTGAATATGCAGCTACAACCAGAGCTAAACGAAAGGGTAAGGCTGCGGGTAAGCAATTTGTGGCTCAACCGAAAGCGATTGCTCGGAAGGTAAGGAAATATAGAACGTGAGTTTTATTTCTACGCTAAAGCCAGAAGAGCTTAGCATGTTGCGCAACATAGTGCGCAAGGTTCACTTTGCATATGTAGTAGAAAAAATGGGTGATTCCTTTATTGATGATTACAAATGCGATCAGTTAATTGATAGTATTGCGCCTGAAGCTGTTCAGAACATGATTAAGTTTGGGGTTGATAAAGGTTTAAGATGATTAATTTTAAGTACAAGCCTGATGGTGAAGTACTAAAAACCTTTATGAAAGACGATACATTCTTTCGCGGAGTGCGTGGCCCTGTCGGCTCTGGCAAATCTGTATGCTGTTGTGTTGAGGTGTTTCGGCGCGCGATAACGCAACAAAAGGGTTCAGATGGTATTCGCAAAAGTAGATGGGCAATTATTCGTAATACCAACCCACAGCTTAGAACAACTACAATTAAAACTTGGTTAGACTGGTTTCCTGAATCTGATTGGGGTAGGTTTCATTGGTCTGTTCCATATACGCATCACATTAAAAAAGGGGATATAGATCTTGAAGTTCTTTTCTTGGCTCTTGACCGCCCCGAAGATGTTAAAAAACTTCTTTCTCTTGAGCTCACGGGAATATGGATTAACGAAGCAAGAGAGATTCCTAAGTCTATTATTGATGCCTGTACAATGCGTGTTGGCCGTTATCCTTCTATGCGTGATGGCGGTCCTTCTTGGACTGGCGTTATTGCCGATACCAACGCGCCTGAAGAGGATCATTGGTGGCCCATTATGGCTGGTGAAGTTCCAGTCCCAGATCATATACCGCGTGAGCAAGCTAAGATGTTGGTTAAACCAGACAACTGGTCTTTCTATACCCAACCCGCTGGCATGGTTGAAAAGAAAAGTGAAGAGGGAGAAATAGAAGACTATCTTCCAAATAGCGCTGCTGAAAACTGCGCGAACATGCTTAAGAGTTATTACTCCAATCTTATTCGTGGTAAGACAAAAAGCTGGATTGATGTATATGTTATGAACCGATTGGGTCATATCCAAGATGGAAAGCCTGTGTATCCTATGTTTGCCGCAGATGTTCATATTGCAAAAGAAGAAATACCAATAGCCGCTGAAGTGCCTGTTTATGTTGGCATTGATTTTGGGCTTACCCCTGCTGCTGTTTTTGCTCAAAAGGTTCGTGGTAGGTGGTTTCTTCAGTCTGAAGTTGTGGCTGTAGATATGGGTATTGTTAGGTTTGCAGAAGTTTTACGCCATGAACTATCAACACGCTTTGCTGCTGCCTCTGATGTTATAATTTATGGAGATCCAGCGGGTGACTTTAGAGCGCAGACTGATGAATCTACTCCCTTTCACATTCTGCGCGGTGCTGGCTTGAGGGCGTTCCCTGCACCCTCCAACTCTGTTGACCTTCGACTTGAAGCTGTTTCTTCCCAGTTGACAAAGATGGTTGAAGGGAAGCCAGCACTTTTAATAGATAGGCGATGCCCACAGCTTATAAAAGGTTTTGAGGGTGGGTATGCCTATAAGCGTATGGAGGTATCTGGTGAAAGATACGCTGATAAACCAGATAAAAATATGTTTTCTCACGTTCATGATGCTGCTCAATACTTATTTCTTGGAGCAGGGGAAGGTAGAGCATTAATGAATACTCAAAAAGCAGCGCGCCCAGTTGTTGCTAAAAGAAACTTTGATGTGTTTTCTAAGCCTAAGCGAACTAAGGGCTTTCAATTTGTGCGTTGATTTTGTTTAAGCTTTGTGAATAGGAAGGTTTGAAAGGAGATTTATTATGTGTTTTGGTGGTGGTGGCGGCGGTGGCCCAACAGTAGCCGAGGAAAAAGCAGCGGCTGAACAAAAGGTTGAAGCCGAAGATGCAGAGCGTGAAGAAGTAGAAAAGCGCTCAGAAAAAAAACGTGAAGATATTACAGAGGCATTAGAAAAACGAACTGCTGATGCTGGAAAGCGTGGTGGAACTGGTCGAAGATCTTTGTTTACTCGCGGCACTGGAATGGGCGCTCGATCAGGTGGGTCGGCTGGATTTTTAGGACGCTTTAACAGATGAACTTTGCAAAGCATTACATAGAAAAGTATCGAACAGCGAAGTCATTTCGTGAGCAATGGGTTTCTTTGTTTGAGGAATGCTATGAATATGCTTTGCCCCAACGTGAATCTTTTTATTACGAAGAGCATGGTCAAAGACGTGATGAAAAAATCTTTGACGAAACTGCTGTCGTAGGTGTTCAAGAATTTGCTAGTAGGCTTCAATCTGGAATAGTTCCTAACTATGCGCGATGGGCTGACTTTGTTTCTGGAAGCGAAGTTGATCCTCAAGAGCGTGAAGCAGTAGATAATGAGCTTGATGAAGTAACAGAATATGTTTTTGAAGTTCTTCAAAACTCTAACTTTAGCCAAGAAGTCCATGAGTCGTTTATGGATTTGGCTGTCGGGACTGGTGTTTTGTGCGTTGAGGAAGGTGACTCACTTAATCCAATAAATTTTTCAGCGATACCTCTCCCCCATGTCGTACTTGATACTGGCCCCGACGATAGAATCGATCATGTTTATCGTGAGCGCAAAAAAGTAAAGTTTGATCACATTCCCTTAATGTTTCCTAAATCAAATCTTGATCCAAAGGTTACATCCCAAATGGGATCAAATAAAGAAACAACTATTCTTGAGCTTGTTTGCCGCGACTACTCTAAAAGAAATCAAGAAGCATATTTGCATTATGCAATATGTATGACTACTGAAACAGTTGTTCACTTTAAAGAGATGAGCGGTGTTGGGGCAAACCCTTTTATTTGCTTTAGATGGTCTAAGTGCGCTGGTGAGATATATGGCAGAGGGCCATTACTTAATGCGTTAAGCTCTATTAAAACAACCAATCTTACTATTCAGCTTATTCTTGAAAATGCACAGATGTCGATCTCTGGCATATATCAAATGGAAGATGATGGGGTAATAAACCCTGATACAATTAATTTAGTCCCTGGAACAATTATACCAAAAGCTATGGGATCATCAGGGTTGCAGCCCATTCAAGCAGCAGGACGCTTTGACGTTGCGCTCCTCT